ACCGGAGATTCTTAGTGCGTCCCATAGCACCGCAATTGTCCCACATGGCTGACAGCGGCACGATCACGACATGAGCCTCACGGGACAGCGGATTGAAAAAAACTCGCGGCAGCGGCCATTCTGGCGCTTGCAAGCCTGTGTCCAATTTTGACGAAAAAGCACTAAATGCCTCCAAAGGGCTCCCTGTAATCCCAACTAAAACAGTAAACAAATGAGCGTTCGCAGCGTTGCCGACCAGTTAGGCATTAGCAAATCACAGGCAGCGCGACTGCTTGCCGAGGGTATGCCCGAGGGCGCGACAGAAGAGATGCAAGTCTGGCGCAACTCCAACCACAAGCCGCGCAACCGTCAGCGCAAGACACCAGAACCCGTGGCCCTTGAAGCCGGCGCGTTTGTTGACGAACTGCCCGAAGAGGACGTGGACGCCGCCGCTCTGTTGGCAGAGGAAGAAACAAGCGATCCAATCGAGCACAGTCGCCGGGCGAAGCGCGCCGAGAAGATAGCTTACGACCGATTGCAAGACGCGGCCAAGACGGGCGCCACTCACGAGGAATACCGCAAGGCCAACGCCAACTTCGCCCTGGCCAGCAACGTGCGCCAGCGCGCCGATACCTTTCGCCGCGAATATATGCGGGAAAAGAAGATCACGCTCTACTACTCCGAGGCCCGAGAGATCTTCCTCCGCCCCCACAATTCCATCCGCCGCCAACTCGACGCCGCGCCCAAGACCATGGCCGCGCGACTCCACGGCCTGCCCAAGAAAGAAATTGAGCGCGAGCTGAAGATCTTCTTTGAGAAACTCAAGGAAGGCATCCGCGCCGATATATGAGCCCGGCAGCCGACACGCTGCGCGAGGATCTGCGCGCCGTCTACGGCGTCAGCGATGACCGCACCGTGGTCGAGTGGTGTGAGGATGAAATCTGGTTGAGCGAGCGCACCGGCACGGCCATGCCTGGGCGATTTTCCACGGCGATGACCCCATACATGAGGGAGCCGCTAGAATCCTTTGGTGACGTAGACGTGAGCGAGATCGCCATGGTCTTCGGCACGCAGACAGGCAAGACCACCCTGCTTCAGATGGGCACGGCGTGGCGCATCGTCAACCGCCCGCAGCCGGTGGTGTGGGTCATGCCCAACGAGGCGCTGGCACGTTCCTTTTCCGAGGTGCGCTGGCAGCCCATCGTTGAGGAATCGCCCATCTTAAAGTCTCAGGTCGACAAAAACCGTCACGCCTTCAAGCACCTCCAGCAAACCTTCGATCAGTGCGTTCTCAACTTCGTCGGGTCCAACTCGCCCTCTTCACTTAGTTCGCGCCCCGCCGGCCTGCTGCTGCTCGATGAGGTGGACAAGCTGGCCGGCGAATCGACAAAAGAAGCCGACGCGGTGGCACTGGCGCAGAACCGAACCAAGACCTTTGCCAATTCCCTGACGGTCAAAGTCAGCACGCCGACCACCGCCGAAGGCCAGATATGGAAAGCGTTTTTGGCAGGCGACCAGCGGTATTATTTCGTGCCGTGTCCGCACTGCGGCCACAAGCAACGGCTGGCCTGGCCGCGCGTGCGCTGGGCCGATGATGCAAAAATGGAAGACGGCAAAAGCTGGAACCTTGAGCGAGTCAAAGAAACGGCGGCCTACTATTGCGAGTCCTGCGACCAACCGATTAGCAGTGGGCAAAAGATGGAGATGATTCGCCACGGAGAATGGCGCGCAACCAATCCCGGCGCACCGATCAACCGTCGCAGCTACCATCTCAATTCCCTGTATGCGCCTTGGCGTTCTTGTGACTTTGGCGAACTGGCAGCGCAGTTTTTGACTGCCAAGGCCGGGCTTATCGGGCTGATGGATTTCATCCAATCGCAGCTTGCCGAACCATGGGAAGAACAAATGGCCGAGGACGAGCGCCCCATTGCCTTTGGCGAATATCGGCTGCGCGAGCCGCTTGAGGACGGCGAGGTGCGGATGATGGGCGTGGACGTGCAGCTAGATCATTACTGGTTTATCTGCCGCGCCTTCGCCAAGGATGGATCTTCTCGGCTGGTGGACGAGGGCAGGCTGCAACTTTGGGAAGACGTGGAGGCCAAGGTGGCCGAGCTTGGGGTGGATGTGCCGCGCCAGGTCGGGCCGGCCCGCGCCAAGCTGGTCGCGGTGGACTACGGTTTTCGCGCCCAGGAAGTCTACGACCGTTGCATGGCAAACCGCTGGATTCCCTGCAAGGGCGAGGAGCGGGCGCACTACCCGATTAAGCTGGGCCAAGAGATCCGCCGCGCGGCCTCTATCATCCGTCCATTCCGAAAGGGCTGGATTCATATGCTGTGGAGCAGCCAACTCACGCAGGACATTTTGGAATGGCTGCGCGGTAACAACGGCCCAGCCTGGACCGTGGCCGGCGACGTCTCCGACAGCTACAAGCGCCAAATCAACGCGCATAAAAAGGTAGTAAAGCGCAATCATTTGACCGGGCGCGAGACGGCTTACTGGACGCGCATCGGAAAGCGAGATGACCACTTGCTTGACTGTGAAAGCATGGTCACGGCCTTGGCCGATTTTGGCGGGGTCTTCAAAGCAGTGCAAAAACCCGAAGCCTCCAGCAATTGACATCGGCGTGCGTGAGCAATGTCGCCACGCTCCTTCGTTTTCAGTGTTTGGGTCGCCAACAACAAGGACGCACTGAAAACAGTCGCGGCGCTTGAGACCATCGCGTCGAACAACTTTACCGTGGCCAAAGAGGGCGGCCGCGTCTTGGTCAGCGCCAGCATGGGTGGCAAGTCTTACAGCTACTCGCTGCCGCCCGACCAGACCGCCGGCACTGTGGCCGAGTTGGCCTTCTATGCGTGGAACCAGATCCGCAGCCTGTCGGACGCCGACCTCGAGCTCTGGCTGACACGCAAGACCAGCAAGACCGCCATCTTGGCGTTCAACTACCCGCTTACATGAAATTAGCCGACCGCTGGAAACTTGTGACCCGCGCCTTCAACCCGAAGGCTTTGAGCTACGACGCCGCCCGGCCGTCCATCCAGCGCCGCTTCCCCTACAACGCCACCGCGGTCGATTCACACATCGACGTCAGCGGCGCCGACCGCGAGCGGCTAATGAAATTGAGTCGCTGGCTTTACAACAACGCCCCCTTTCTCCGCGGCCTCGTCAACGAGAAGGCCCGCTACTCGGTCGGCAGCGGCATCCGTCCGCAAGCCCGCTCGGGCGACGAAGCGTGGGACTTGGCCGCTGAGACTTTCTTCGAGCAGTGGTCCCGCGTGGCCGACGTCCAAGGCCGCTACACCTGGCGCGAGATGCAACGCATCGCCTCGATCGCCATCGACCGCGACGGCGAGGTCTTCTTCCGCGCCACCGCGCAGACCACCGGCTATCCCGCCCTGCAACTCATCTTGGCCCACCGCATCGGTGACGCCCGCTCCTCGATCTACGAGCCGTCCAACCCTGCCGCCCGGGAAGGCGGCCAAAACATCATCGACGGCGTGGTGGTCAACCCGCAGCTGCGCCCCATTTTCTACCGCTACCTCATGGGCGACGGCATCGACCCATCGGCCCGCTTTGAGGACATCCCTGCCCAGCAGTTGATTCACGTTGGCGAAGCCAGCCAGGGTGACGAACTACGTTACGTCACGCCGCTTGCCCCGTCGATCAATCACCTTCGAGACGTAGGCGACGCGGTCGGCTTTGAGAAGATGGCCATCAAGATTTCCTCTTACATCGCCTTGGCGATCAAGAGCAGCAACCCGCAGGGCGCCGACTTCTTTGGAGAATCCACCGCCAGCGTCAACGCCCAAGACAACAGCGAGGTCACAGTAGAAAGCCTCGGCAACGCCGGCGGCGCCATCCCGCGCCTTGGCATGGGCGAAGACCTGATCTCATGGACAAGCAACCGCCCGTCACAAAACTTCCGCGAGTTTTGTGACGTCCTGTTGCGCGAAGTCTGCCTCAACCTTGGCGTGCCCTGGGAGTTTGCCGCCCGCCCAGCCGAGGCCGGCGGGGCTGCACTGCGCGCCGTCTTGGTCCGCGCGCAACGCACCTTCGAGCAACGCCAAGCCCTCCTCATCGATCGCCTTTGCTCCCGCGTCTGGGCGCACGTTATCACGATCGGGATGCAGCGCGGCCTCATCCCGCAGAACCACAACTGGTTTAAGGTCGAGTGGCAGCGGCCGGCAGCCGCCAGCGTCGACTATGGCCGCGAAGCGGCCGCCAACTTGAACGACGTCCGCGCCGGCCTCCGCACCTATAGCGAGGACTACAGCGAGCGCGGCCTCGAGTGGAAAGACCAGCTGCGCCAGCGCGCCACCGAAGCCAAGTATCTGTCCGAACTGGCCGCAGAGTTTGGCATCAGCGCCGACAGCATCGCCACTTTCAATCCCAACCCTGCGCCCGTCACCGCGCCGCCTGCGCCCGATGGCCGTTGACCTTCAGCCCACCGAGCTTATGGCTGAGGAGGCCGAGCGCGGCCTTGCCTGGCGCGAAGAATACAATCGCGGCGGCACCGAAGTCGGAGTAGCCCGCGCCCGCGACATCAAAAACCGCAAGAACCTTTCGCCCGACACCGTCCGCCGCATGAAGTCCTTTTTTGCGCGGCACGAGGTGGACAAAGAGGCCGAGGGCTTCCGCCCAGGCGAGGATGGCTATCCAAGCGCGGGCCGTATCGCATGGGCACTGTGGGGTGGAGACGCCGGTCAGTCGTGGGCTAACCGCAAAAGCGAGGAACTTGACAACGAGGCCGAGGGCATGGCCTCCAACTGGTATGCAATTCAACAGACCGAAGACGGCTCCGCCCCGGAGGTTCACATCTATGACGAGATTGGTGGATATGGCGTGGGCGCAAAAGAATTTATCGCTGAACTTAAGCAGCACAGCGGCAACAGGATACACCTACGAATTAACAGCGTTGGAGGAAGCGTCACGGAAGGGCTTGCCATTGCCAATGCAATTAAACGTCACAAGGGCGGCGTAACGGCCCACGTCGACGGTCTGGCCGCGAGCATGGCAACAGTGATCGCCGTTTCCGCCGACGAAACCGTCATGGCCGATAACGGCATTTTTATGGTGCATGAGCCGTGGTCGGTTGGTCAGGGCACCGCTGACGACCTGCGCGCCGAGGCCGATGTCCTCGACAAAATGAAAAAGTCGTTGGTGCGCTCCTACACCAAGAAGACCGGCATGGACGACGAAGAAGTCGAAGAACTCA